AACTATGCAAATGCTTCTGCTGTGGCACTGCAGGCCGCGATTGAGTTGCAGGACAAACTGGACGCAGCCCTTGCGCGAATCGCCAAGCTCGAGGCGAAAGCGCCATGAGCATCGCATCGGACATTCAGCAGCTCCAGCCCGGCGACCTGATTGAATTGCTTGAAGTCGACTGCACCGCGATTGGTGGCGATATTCTGCGCTTTCATGGCCATTTGCAGTCAGCGTCTATCTGGTGGCAGGGCAACGAATATAAACCGTGGCCGATTCAGGCGACGGGATTCGAGCACACCTCAGATGCGCAGCAGCCGTCACCCACACTTACGGTGGGCGACATCAATGGAACCGTCACCGCCCTTTGCGTCTATCTCGACGACATGGTCGGCGCCAGGGTGACGCGCCGGCGAACGCTTGCGCAGTATCTCGACGCCGTCAATTTTCCAGACGGCAATCCGACCGCCGATCCAGACGAAAGCCTCGCGACGGAGATCTGGTACATCGAGCAAAAGAGCAGCGAGCAACCGGGTCTCCAAGTCGCGTTCACGCTGTCGTCGCCGACCGATTTCGGCGGTCAGCAGGTGCCCGCACGCCAGATTGCGGGCATGTGCCAATGGAAGTACCGGGGCCCCGAATGCGGATACACGGGCACTGCGTACTTTGATGCAAACGACAACGCCGTTGGTGATCCAGCGCTCGACCGGTGCAGCAAGAAGACAAGCGGCTGCGAATGCCGCTTCGGCGTCAATAATCCGCTCCCTTGGGGCGGCTTCCTTAGCGACACCCTTTCCTGATGAATGAACAGGTCAAGAACGCGATCGCCGAACACGCGCTCGCGGAATACCCGCGCGAGTGCTGCGGGCTGGTTGTGCTCGAGCGTGGATCTGAAGTGTACGTGCCGTGCACAAATGCGGCGACCACGCCGGCGGAGCAGTTCGTGATTCCGGCGCACGAGTATGCGGCCGCCGAAGACCGTGGTCAGATCGTCGTTGTGGTGCATTCGCATCCAGGCGCGGCCGCGCGGCCAAGCGCAGCGGATCGCAAAGCCTGCGAGCAGAGTGGCGTTGACAAGTGGGTGATCGTCTCGCTTGGGGTGCAGGGCGATGGATCGCTTGCGCTAGATGACTGGTTTGAGTTCGGACCGAGCGGATATATCGCGCCACTCGTCGGACGCAAATTCGTCCATGGCGTCCACGACTGCTACGACCTCGTTCGCAGCTATTACCAACTGGAGCGCGGCGTCACGCTTCCTGATTTCGTGCGGCCCGACGATTGGTGGGCCGACGGCTTTTCTGATCTCTTTACCGAGAACTTCGAGAGGGCAGGCTTCGAGGATATGGGGCAGGGAGCCGAACTCGAAGTAGGCGACGTCCTGCTGATGCAGATCCGCAGCAAGAACGGTGTGCCTAATCACTCGGGCGTCTACCTGGGTGACAACGTGATGTTGCACCACATGTACGGGCAGCTTTCAGGCCGCACGGTATGGGGCGGCATGTGGGCGCACAGCCTGCGCACAGTGCTTCGATACAAAGGGGAACGCGCGTGAGTGAGAAGGTGCGGACGGTTCGACTCTATGGCGTGGCGGGCGCTCGCTTTGGGCGCGTGCATCGGTTCGCTGTGTCGTCGACGGCGGAAGCCATGCGCGCGCTGTGCACGCAGGTATCCGGCTTCGAGAAGTTCCTGATGAACGCGAAAGACAACGGACTGACGTTCGCTGTGTTCAAGGGGCGCAAGAACCTCGGCGAGAAGGAACTCGAGCACCCGGTCGGCGACGACGAAATCCGCATTGCGCCTGTGCTCGTAGGCAGCAAAAAGGCGGGCTTGTTCCAGACGATCCTCGGCGCCGCACTGATCGTAGTTGGCGTGCTCACGAGCGCGTACGGCGGCGGCTCCCTGATCGGCTTGGGAGCATCGCTCGCGCTCGGTGGCGTGATGCAGATGCTGAGCCCGCAAACGGCCGGTCTCGCAGGCACCGGGCCGGATAACGGCACCTCGTATTACTTCAATGGGCCGGTCAACAGTTCGGCGCAAGGCGAGCCGGTTCCGCTCGTCTACGGCCGCATGCGCGTTGGCTCGAAAGTCATCAGCGCCGGAATCTACGCGCAAGACCAGGCATAAGCATGCTCATTCAGGGTTCGAAAGGAGGGGGCTCCGGCAGCACGCCGACAGAGTCGCCGGATAGCCTGCACTCTATCGCTTATGCGCGCGTGCTCGACCTCGTGTCGGAAGGCCCGATCTTCGGGCTGGTGAACGGCCTGCAATCGGTGTATCTCGACGACACGCCGATCCAGAACAGCGACGGCTCTATCAACTTCTCGAACTACAGCGTCGACACACGGGTTGGCACGCAAGACCAGAGTTACATGTCGGGCTTCCCATCGGTCGAGACTGAACAGGCCGTCAGCGTGCCGCTCACGTCAGATACGCCGTGGGTTCATCAGGTCGAGAACACTCAGCTCACCGCAGTGCGCATTCGCTTTGGCGTGCCAGCGCTGCAGAGGTCGGATTCGACAACCGGTAATGTCACCGGGTATCGGATCGAGTACGCGATCGATCTGGCAACGGACGGCGGGTCATATTCGCAGGTCGTGACCAGCGCATTCGATGGCAAGACCACGACGCTGTACGAGCGCAGCGTGCGCATTGAACTGCCGGCGGCGGCGACGGGCTGGCTCGTCCGCGTGCGCCGCATCACGCCGAACGCCCACAGCTCGTTGATCGCTGACACGGTCAATATCGAGGCGATCACCGAGATTATCGATCGGAAGCTGCGCTATCCGATGAGCGCGCTCGTGGGGCTGTCCTTTGACGCGCAGTCGTTCAGTTCGGTGCCGACGCGCGCGTACGACATCAAGGGTCTGTTAATCCGCGTACCGACGAACTACGATCCGGAGGCGCGGACCTACTCGGGCACGTGGGACGGCACATTCAAGACTGCATGGTCGAATAACCCGGCGTGGGTCTTCTACGATCTGGTGCTGAATACTCGGTACGGCCTCGGCGCGCGCATCGACGCATCGATGGTCGACAAGTGGGGGCTATACAACATCGCGCAGTATTGCGATGTCATGGTTTCAGACGGGAAAGGCGGGCAAGAGCCGCGCTTCACGTGCAACGCCGTCATCCAGTCGCAGGCCGACGCCTACAAGGTGCTGCAGGATCTTGCCACGACGTTTCGCGGAATCGCGTACTGGGGGCCTGGCGCCGTCGTCGCGAGCGCGGACATGCCATCCGACCCGGTGTACGTGTATACCGCGGCGAACGTGGTCGACGGCAAGTTCGAATATGCGGGCTCCGAGCGCAAGACCCGATACACGACCGCCCTGATTAGCTGGAACGACCCGGCAAACGCGTACAAGCAGGCTGTCGAGTATGTGCCGGATGAGGACGGCATCGCGCGATACGGTGTCGTCAAGGCTCAAATCACCGCGTTCGGCGTCACCTCGCAAGCACAGGCGCACCGCGTCGGGCTGTGGACTCTTCTCACGAGCCGCTACGAGACGAACACGGTAACGTTTCAGGTCGGACTCGACGGCACCATGTGCGCGCCTGGCCAGGTCATCGCCGTGGCCGACCCGAGAAAGGCGGGCCGGCGCATCGGTGGCCGTATCCGCGCTGTGAGCGGCCGGACGGTCACGCTCGACAAAGCGCCGGCCGTTGGTGCTGGTGATGAGCTCACCGTCATCCTGCCGACGGGTATCGCGCAGAAGCGCACCGTGCAGTCTGTCGCGGGCGATGCAATCACGGTATCGGACATTTTCACGACTCAACCTGTGCCTGGCGCCGTGTGGATGCTCGAAAGTGCAGATCTCGCGTCTCAGTTATTCCGCGTCGTCAGCGTTGCGGAAAGCGACGACGACGGCCAGATCGTCTATACGGTCAATGCCACGCAGTACGAGCCCGGCAAGTACGCGGCGATCGACACCGGCGCGGCGATTCAGGTGCGGCCTGTAACAGTTATACCGCCGTCTGTACAGCCGCCGCCATCTAACGTCACGCTGTCGACGTATTCGGTCATCGATCAGGGTATTTCCAAGACTGTGATGGTGATCGCGTGGAATGCTGCCGACAAGGCGGTGTCGTACCTGCCGGAATGGCGTAAAGACAATGGCGAATGGGTCGCCATGAACTCTGTCGGCGGCCTGCAGGCGGAGGTTGTCGGCATCTATCAGGGCACTTACCTCGCGCGCGTGCGAGCCGTCAACGCGATGGGCGTCGCGTCGATCCCCGCGTACGGCGTGGACACGGCGCTCACTGGCAAGACGAGTCCGCCACCGCAGGTCACGTCGCTGACGACCGAATCAATCGTGTTCGGCATCAACCTGAAGTGGACGTTTCCAGCGGACGGCTCTGCCGGCGACACGCAGCGGACCGAGATCTGGTACAGCCGCACAAACGCGCTCGCCGACGCAATCAAGTTCTCTGACTTCGCGTATCCGCAGGCCGCGACCTCATATCAAGGGTTGGCTGCAGGCCAGTCATTCTTCTTCTGGGCGCGGCTCGTCGACACGTCGGGGAACATCGGCCCGTGGTATCCGGCCACCGACGGCGTCAACGGTCAGAGCAGCAGCGACGAGACCGAGTACGAAGCATATTTCGCCGGGCACATCACGCAGAGCGCACTCGGTGCAGACCTGCTGGAAACCATCGAACTGATTCCGGACCTGCAGCAGGATGTGGAGCAGAACGCCGCAGCGATCACGAATGAGCAGCAGGCGCGAGTCGATGCGGATACTGCGCTGTCGGAGCGTCTCGACCAGGTATCGGCGCAGGTTCTGATTCCAGAGATGGCCGGCAGCACGGGCGATTACGCCGGCTCCACGGAGGTCTACGCGGGAGTCTGGTCGGAGCAGTCGGCGCGCGCTGAGGCGGATCTTGCACTCGCGAAAAACGTCGAGACGACAACTGCGCAAATCTCGTCGACGAAAACGACTCTGTTGGCCGCTGTGCAGACCGAGACGCAGGCGCGCGTAGATGCTGATAGCGCAATGTCGTCGCAAATAACGACAGTGCAGGCTCAGGCAAACGCGAACACGGCAGCCGTGCAAACGGTGGCGACTTCATATGCGGACCTGAACGGGCGCGTCGCGGCGTCGTATCAAATCAAGACGCAGATCACGGCGAATGGTCGCACCTACATCGCCGGCATCGGTGTGGGCGTCGATAACACCAGCGGTGTGGTGGAGTCGCAGGTGCTGCTTTCGGCGAGCCGCGTAGCGATTCTCGACCCGAACGGCAGTGCCGTGACGGCGCCGTTCGTGGTGCAGGGCGGGCAGGTCTTCATCAGCCAGGCATTGATCGGAACCGGATGGATTCAGAACGCCATGATTGGCGACGTTATCCAGTCGACCGCAGTCGGTGCCAACGGTCAGCCGCGCTGGATCTTGAACAAGAACGGTTCTTTGATCATGAACGGCGCAAACGCTGGCTCTGGCTACCTCACAATCAACGATTCGACGCTGCTCGTGTACGACGGTAACGGGACGCTCCGCGTCCGCTTGGGGCTCTGGTAATGACGGCTGGACTCCAGATATGGAACGCGTCCGGGCAACTGATGCTCGATGCGACGCAGCGGATTGGGCGCATCAAAGGTAGCCAGCACCTTGATGGCAACGGCGGTCGCGTCGACATGGATCTGTCCGACGGCACGCCATTCTGGTCTTTCCAGCCTGACTTC